TTTGATTTTGTTTGCCATAATTGGTGATAGTGATTTGGTATTTATTCTTGATAAATATCCGGGCTAACTACCTAGCCCACAGTTTCCCGGTGGTTATTGGGTTTTCCCCGCCACCGCGGGGGCCGCAGGTAGGGCTGCGGGCTTAGCAACGTGCCGGTCTTTGATGCGTCTCTTGGCACCTCGGACCTTGACTTCCCGTTGTTGTTTCTCCTTCTTGTAAGTCGTGGTTAATGTTGTTACATGGTAATCGTTATTGATCTTGATGGTTTCCTTTGGCATTTCTACTGGATCTAAATCCGTGTAGAATTTTGGGGCATTAAGTAGATAATGTAAGCAATCTGCTTGTGCCAGCCAATTTTCGAATTGATCATAGTTAAAGTTGGGCATAACTTGGGTCACATATTCTCTGTACCAAAAAGCTTGAGGGTTGTTGAAGTGAGTGGTGGGGTCCTCAGCATTGGCTGTGATATATCTATAGGAGCTGCTGCCGTCCGGGGCTGCTTGCAAATTCCCTTTCAACTCTTGCGCTTTTCTTGCGAATGGGCCAAGAACTGGAGTATTTGCATCGCTCAATGTCAATCCTATGGTTTTGTCTAATAGGATTTGATCGTCTGATAGACCAGGGCGAATATGTGTTACATGTAATTTGAATAGTTGTTTCTTAAAGTCAGCACAATTTGATGTGTCTCCATGCCATATGTCGGGACCGTAGATCCTTCCTAGAAAATTAACTCCCATTTCGGGTTTCGTGAAAGTGGTTAATTTTACGTTAAGACCTATCATGTGGCATGCGCCTTCATATGCTTCCTTGTCAAGCATAGGCGTGAGTCCATCATCACCTCCATATAATCCATCATTTGTGTATTCCCAAGCTTTGGCACTAGATCTAAATCCTGTGCCATCTCGTGTTTTCCTGTGTCCGAGATAAGCTGAGAACATGTTCCACAATGAGTTGAATATGGATGTTTCAGGGCTGCCGCTTGCTCTAGCAGTTCCTTGGTGATATGTTGTGCCGTAGGGGCAGTAAGCCAATAAATTGAATTGGTTGTTGTGCAATTTCTCTATTTCTTTATGGCATGAAGCTGGAAACAATCTGTGTATTAACATTGTTTCAAAGGTTCTTGCAGCAGGAGAAATAGTTCCATCATATCTTGAAAAATCAGTGGGAGAAATTGATCCGAATTTAATGCATGTTCTTGCAATGTGTTCGTCAATTTCATTTGGGTGTCGGCCAAAAGCGTAGCACTTAACTCCTTTTAACCAATCAGATATAGCATATGTGTATCTAGAGTATTCAACTTTTAATTTAGCTGGTAAAGTTGATACGAGTCTAGGATCTGATGGTTTTGGATAAGCTTCGGCTTTTAGGAATGTTGAGATATATGGTTTGTAGAATGCGGCGTTTTCTGCGTTCCTAAGGTGAACTTGTTGTTGGGGTTTGGGTTGTCTTCTCTCGACTTCTTCAATATCGTGGGGCTTTAATAGTCCGGGTGTCGGGACTAATAGTTCAATGAACTCCTCGATAATACGTAGGACAAATGGATCAGCTGTATTCTTCTTGGCAATATCAGTGATTCGTTTCTTAACGGCCTGTTCCTCATTTCCTTTAGTTTTGTCTGGTGCATACGCACCTGCATAGAGGGGTTTCATATATGCATAAAGGCTGGGTTTGGCGTCTTCCTCTATCTTTCCATATTGATAGCGAAAGTATTCCTTTGGATTTTGATCATAAGTAGTGGTTGTCATTGGTTGAGGAATAAAAGAAAAGGCAGATGTTAGTCGTGTTAGTCTATTGGTTAGTAGTTCCATTGTTGTGAGGTTGTCATTGTTTCGGACATAATAGTCATACAAAATTTGTGAGGCCTGAGTTGAAGTCGTAGCTTGTTCATCTGGGTAGGAGTCACGGAGTCTTGATTGTATGGAAGCGCGGTTTAAACCGACCTTGGTACTGTTGGCCAGGTTTAAAACATCGCAATCTTCTTGCACTAGTATGTGTGCGCAATGGGGCTGATTTGGAGCTGATGTTGACACATAGGAGCCTTTTGGGGTGACAGTTTTCATTCTCAGGTGTGTTCCTCGTAGTAAATCATACCGTTTCAAAGTAGGCATGGTTTCGCTTGGGAATAACCAGTTTAGGAGAATTGAACTTAGGCCCCAATGTGAGTTGGGTGTCAATAGAATAACATCTCTATGTTCTGCAATTGTTCTGCGGTCAACTATGTAACTTGTTGTGGCATA